AGGAGGACTCCCTTTTTTTATATACAATCTTCCCCAAACCTACCCACAGCAATATATTCTATCGCAACCAATTCATAAAACATTCACAGCGTAACAATATATTCAAACGCAACCAATTCATAACACATGCGCAACATAATATTATCCCAAAAATCATATCCAATCCCATCTTCAAAATATATTTCATCTCATTCACATCACAACAATACCATAGTTTAATACCAATCAATTATATATCAAACAATTTTAAAGATATATTCTATTCTTCCAATCCGCAATAGAAAAAACTCAATTCGACAAACGTATTATACTATCCTTCATTCCTTATATATTTTTCCAAACATATTGCATTGCCGCCCAGTATGTGCTATACTATAGTCACGGTAAGGGAAAACCGAACCGAATAGCAATGAAATGGTAGGTAAATGAAATGAAATTGGTTATGGATGATGTAATCGGAAAGCGTGAAAATTCGGTAGCTGTGATCTGGCTGTGTGTACGATTTATAGGTGATAGGGTTGACGCATATACCCGCACTTTTTATAAGTCAACGGGAGCGGATACCGGATACACTTATGTCGGCTCATACGAGCCTTTTAACGGCATTAGCGCGTTGGAAATGTTAAAAACCGATGCTAAGTATCGCAAAAACTTCGTGCTGAATGACTAAACTATAAGCTGTCCTATCTGGCTATACGGGGAGGGAGAAAAAATAATAATCTTTGGCGTTCTGTTAAGTTTGTGTTTAATAATAGGGAAATTTCCTATGATGAAGTGCTTGAATATTAAATTATATTTGCGGGAGGTAAAACATGAAATTCATTTTGTATATCTTTATCGCATTATCCGCATTGATCATGTGCGGCATGTGCTTATACACCGCGATAACAGCGGAAGAGAACAACATAAAAATGATGGTTTGTACAATTGTATGTGTGGCTGTTGCTGTTATGTCACTATGTTTTGCGGGAGGAATAATTGAATGATGCTGAACCTTTTACAAAATCCTTACAAATTACAATCATATTTGGTTGTATGGTACAACGACAAAGATGCGGAGAGAAAGCATTACTGTCAGTGTCTATATACAAAGGATTATTGGAATTATCGCACTTTAAGGAGGAGAAAAAATGAAAATTACTATGATTTCAATGTATGAAAGTTTTGAAAAAACTTTAGATGAATTCTTTTACATAAACGAAACGGTTGAATGCTGGTTTAAACCTATTTATCGTTTAATGTGGCGAAAGAATGTAACATCATTTACAATAGATAATGTAAAACTCACATTTTACCGTGAGCGCGGCATCTATTTTGTCGGATACGAAAAGGAGGAAAACTAAAAAAATGAAAGTCTATAAATCAAAAATTCTTAAATTGATTGAAAAAAATGCGTGTAAAGCCCGCAAATTTAAGCGCGGAACGGTTGAAAGATATGGAAGTGCAGGCGCGTTTTATGAAATTGAAAACGGTAAAGTGACATTTGTACAAGGTAAATATGCAATTGAATCGGCTTTGACGACATCAACCAACGATGAAAAAACGGAATTTTATCGTTGCGACTCTGAGTTATATATTAACCCCGCACTATTTTTTGAAATTGATAGCGACGGTAACGCGATACAGGACGGTTTTACACATAATCGCGCATTTACAGTTGTTGACAAAGCACAATCTTTTAAAAGTTTGCTACATATGGACAGGCCGACCGACTACCAATTCGTTGAGTTTGACAGAAAACTATTGATAGAGCTACTGGCATACTTTGACGAACCGACGGTTAAAATTCGTATACTGTATAACGTTGGTGATAGAAACAACCTGCTACAAATAGGCGACAAACTCCGAACAGGAATTTTAATGCCAATTGTAAGGAACTAAAAAACTAATTTAAAACAGGTAAAATGAAAAAAGGTGTTCAACCCTCATGAACACCTTTTTTCAATCGATAAGGAGGTACTGCTGAAAGGAAACCCTTGTTTGCAATAGGAATTATACCACCTTTTTACATTCTTTGCAACACATTTTAGGCAGATTACTAAAATATATTATGAATATGTCACCGTCCCATTCATATCAATAGTACATACATGTAGCGCCGTTGCATCACCTGTTCCGATAAAGGTTAGTTTTGACGGCGAATATATTGAAAGATAAAGAACATATACACTACCTTTAACATCGGGCGGCGAATACCTTACATCGCACAATACACCGCGTGTAATATTAAGATATATTACTGAGAAGGCCAAATCTGTCGAAAATGTTCCATCTTCATTTTTTGTCAGTGTGATATGTGAAAAATGATTATCGGAATAACGTTTTGCCTGTGCAAGTGTTGTTGCATCGCCACTATCACTATGACCATTTGCGTTTTCGAGAGTTTCGGAACATTTTGTATTAGTGTAATTTGTTGCACTTTCGAGTGTTTCGGAGCATTTTGTATTAGTGTAATTTGTCGCATTCGTTAAATTAATTGAATCCTGTTGCGCGGCGTATGATTTTGCACTAACTAAAGTGTCTTGTGCCACTGTTCCAACATAGTCAATATTTGTCGCTAAACTACGGGAAGATGTTGATGTTGGTGTAGGTACCGACACGCCCGCATTAGCGGTAACAAGTGCATCACATTTTACTGTATCTTTAAACTCACCGTTTTTAGCAATAAAACCACCATTAAAATTAACCTTAGCTGTAAAAGTTGCAGGCTGATTTTGTGCGGCAAGGATAAAAGTTTCTATTGTAACACTTTCATCGGAGTTTATATTATATTTAACTTCTGCCAATCCAGCAACACGGTTAAACACCGCTAAACTTTCGGTGCAACTATCAAGCATCGCGAACGAATTAGAAGTTTTAAGAATTACAATTCCTTTTTCTGCCGCCGCCTTAATTTCCGCAAAGCTTTTATTGGCTTTTATCGGTTTTGCAGTTATATCAATTTCAACCCACAAAACAGATAATTTATCGGTTATGAGATTATTAATTTCTGTTGCAAGCTGTTCGATGTCCTCGTGATTTGCATTAACGGCATTAACAACCCGGTTCAAATCGTATAACATTTTCCAAACTGTTTCCAAAAACGATAAATTTCCATCTAATACGCACGGCACAACTGGTGTATATATCGAATTAAACGGAAAATCAAACTTTTTTAGTTCTTTATCTTCTATATTAACCATTTTAACCCTCCAATTAATATATATTCATGAAACACACTTCAAGCTCATCGAATATCATTTTATTAATATTTATTAGTGTTTCCCTAAATTCAAGCAACATTGCGCTGAATGTTGCGCTATTTCGTTTTCCAATAACATGATTTATATATTCATCAGTATTATTGAAGTTTTCTGTTCCGTTGTCTGTCGTTCGCCCCGTGTTTTCCGTTCGGCTTGTTGCGTTTCCATACGTTTCGCCGTGATTTTCTTCACTTAAATCTTGCGTTGTACTTGAATTGCGCTTATTTTCGTTTGTTCCGTTGGTTGTATTATTACTGGTTGTTTCGGCGGTATTCGTTCCGTTTTCCCTTGTTTCACTATTATTTGCGACATTATTTGATTTTTTACGATAATTTGTTAGATAATAATTATCGTTTACGCCGTTAACTCCGCTCACGCTGGTTTGGGGCGTGTCGCTGTAGGCGTCAGTGTCAATACCGCTTATATTTGATTCATTGTTTGTATTTTGGCTTGTATTTTCAGTTGTTGATGCTGTTGCTGTTGTTGTGTTCGTTGCTTTTCCATTGTCAGTTATATTTTGATTTTCAGTGTTATTTCGGCTTATATTATTGTCGGCTACTGTATTTTGACTGCTTTCTGCATTCATGGTTGACGATGAATTACCTGTATTTACAGTATTTTTTTCACCGCCTTGCGAACCGTGATGTTCTTCCGTATAATCAACATCGTTCAGCGGGTTAAACTCAAGTGTTGCACTTTTATAAAGCTGATTATAGTAAGGCATAATTTCACGGAGTTTTCGGGCAAGGTAATAATTAAACAGGCCGTATGTTTCAGCACCGATTTCCCGCATGTAAAAATGAAAAAGTATTTCATGTTCTAAAACATTGCGGTATGATTCGTCATATATCGGAAACCTAAAATTAAATATTTTCGGTTGCGCCGCTGTAATAATTTCATCTATTGTTTTTTCGTTTAATTCAGCAGGCGTGAATCCGCTTTGCACTTCGCAAATATATCGTAATTGTGACGTATAATTACTCATTTTTTATAACCTCTTCATTCTTTCGGTCTATTTCGGCAAACTTAACTTTAATGTTTAAGTTAAACATTTTATTAATTTTCGCTACTGCCTCTTCGCGAGCCTTCAGCCGTGTTAAGCGGGCGATCTCAACACCGCCGAAATTCGCTGTAACTTCATCGGATACTAACCTTTCCTTTTTATCGGTGTTTGCATTGTCTATTCCGAAATACGTTAAGGCCTCGCTGATTATTTGTCGTTTTAGTATCTGTAATTTATCGGCAATATACGGCGTTGTAACATCAAGAACATTTATTTCCGATAAAGTACTTAACCCTTTTGTGCCGAATATGAAGGGAATATTGCCGTCATACTGTCGGAAAAGATTCTCCATTGTGAGTCTTTGACTGTCTTCCGTCAATATAATTTTCGGTGTTTTTTGGCCTTTTACATTAACATCAATGATTCTTTCACATTCTGAAATACGTTTCGCATATGAGCGCAAGGCTAATATCTCATTGGATCGCGTTGAATTATTCCATATTATAACCGAATTTTCATTGCTTAGGTTCTTATTACGATAATTTACAGCAGGCGAAAATGCTACACGCTTAAATGGTTCGCGGTATATATCAAATGTTGAAGAACTGTAAAACTGTAAAACAACATATTGTTCAAGTTCATCATCGTAATAAAAAATTGCTTTTCCGTCAAAACACAATATCAATTCAATAAACCTTGCATCAATTTCCGGCGGCAAATTCTCGTATTTAATACCCGCCAATGCAATTTCGGTAATACGGTTAAACCAAAAATTATAAGATTCTATATTTTCGCGTTCTGCTTCTTTTCGAAAGCGTTGACTAATACTCATATTATTTCGCATCATTTTACACTGCTTCCTCCAACGGGTTATTTAAAATTTTATAATTACCAACATTTACATTATTAACCCAAAAAGTAATGCCTTTATCAAATATTTCAGCAATTTTAGCGCGGGCAGTCGCATTGCAACTATTATATTCGTTCGTTGCACTTGCACGAACAACACACCCTTTTGTTTTAATAAATGTAAATTGGTCTCTATTATGAATTGACGGTGTTTCAACTTTATGAATTGCATAACCATATTGCGTAAAATAATCATCAATAATTTTTACATATTCATCGCGCGGCCGCAATATATAACCGTGAAACACTTTTTCTCCAAGCGTAAATAATGCCGTACCTGTGATATTACCACTTACTTTTGGTGGAATTCGGCTTACTTTATCAATGTCAGCTAATATGTGGCCGACTGAAGTACTACCACTTACAATCATGCCGCCCCCAAGGGGTAAAGCCGCGCCACCGCTACCCCCTGCAATTACAGCACCACCCACAATTTGGCCAAGAGCTAAAGCACTTGATAATACTAAATTACCCGTATTTTGGGCAAGATATGATTGATAGGCATCGCTAACCCAAGCACATTGCGGAAACCCTGTCATCACACACATTTCGCTATAGTTTTCAGCCGAATTTTTATAATTTATCGGTATTGCGCTAATACTTTGTGTCGGTGCTAAATCACTCTCAATATTAAATGTAATACTTCCAAGCCCGTCACCCGTTTTACTATCATCAAAATCATATAATTTACCCTCCGACCCTGCTGAAACATACAAGCAATAAAACGGTGCAGTGTACAACTTATTATTTCTAACACCAATACCCGCAAAAATAGGATTTCGTTTAACTTCCCAAGTGCGGATCGTTGTTTCACCCTCTAATTCGCGCGGGGACAGTGCAATTGATATTACACCATCCACTTTATCAGCATGATTTTCGACAAGATCTTTTATTTTTGTGCGGGCATCCACTAGCCAAGACGCACCAGCGCTTGTTATATGAATTACACCAATTTCTTTTCGCGAAAGTGCGGAAAACATACCTTTTACTAAAGCCCCGCCTGTCGCGGCATATGTGTCGGGATCGAAACTGGAATACATTATAACACTCCAATCTGGGCCGAACGGTGCTTTACTTTCAGCATCAACCATATATTCACCAATAGATATATTTTCTTCAACCCTGTTATGGCCAACCCCATCATCGTAAACATGATTACGTTCAATCCAACAAGCGGGAATTTCAGAGTACAATAAATAAGACTGAATTACATCTATTTCAAATTCTATTTCACATGTATTATCATTTATATAAAATATGTTCTTTATAAATGCGTAAAACCAACGGTTCAAATAACCTGTATTTTGATAGCGCAAATAATTACACCCTATCAGTGTATCGGCTGTAAACGGTAAGCGGATTCTTCCGTTTTCGCGAACATATATTGCTTTATCCGCGCTGTATACAACCCATTGCGCAAAAAATGAGTTTTGATTGGATACACTTGCAAAATAAAGTGTGTGTTCATAATTAACATCAATGTTTATATTATTAAATAGTTGTATCTTTGAATTTGGCGTAGGCGCTAACATCTATTTTTGCGGGCAATGTGCGATTCACATTACCCGCTTAACCTCCATATTATTTTAACTTATCCCTTGTAAACTGTAATTGTGGCCGTTCCGCCCTTTGCAGGGTTTTCATTCGAATCAGCGTTCAAACTTATCGTTTCCGACGTTTCATCTGCTCCGATGAAGACGGTGCCGCGAACGTCAACATATGTGTTACTTGATTTCGCACCTTTAATATACCATTTTACAGTTTTATTAAAGAACCCTGTACCAGAAACTTTTGCGTTAAACTGAATTTCACTGTTCGGAATTGCGGTTACCGCGGCAGGCGATATTGTGACACTGTTTACAGCTGAAGCACTATCACTAAATGTTGCGGCAGGTGCAAACGGCGACACACTAACTATTTTCCAACAATGAAGAAATGCATTAGTATACAAACCATCGGGATTGCGAATATCTTCCATAGTAATTAGACGGTCATATATTTGTAGAAAATCATCGTCAATAATTACAGCGGGAATCTCTTTCAATTCTTCAAGCTGTGCAGTTGTAATATCTTTAAGCGTTGCGCTTATTACGTTTCCGTTCGCATCATATGTAATATTATCACATGTTTCTGGCGCACATTGTGCCAGTCGATTAATATCAATATCGCCGAACGAATCTACAAGCAAGCGTTTTGACAGAAATTCGGCTTTTTCCATGTTGAAAGCCGCCGCAAGAACATTAACATCCATTGCGGCGTCAAAATCAGCCGTAACAATTACAGTTTGTTCTTCATGCTTTGAATGTGTCTTAACTCCCGAAATATTATAATTTCCTGTCATAAACTTCATTTTATTAGATGTTGCCTTAATTTGTGTTACGACAGATTTTACATTATCATCCGTTGAAAGACTGGGAATTGAAATAGCTTTAATATTTCCGTTTACAATATTAAGCGCTATAAGATATTTCATAACATTGAATTCATCATAGTTATTTGCGCTCGCAAGGGATTCATATATTTTTTCAATAAGTGAATACAGGCCGTTTTCCGTTGTAAATGCGGCCGACAAATCTTCATTCGAAATTGTTGCGGGATATTTTACTTGATAATTTACAATATGAAATGCGGCGCGAATATCGGGAATACGCCTTTTAAATACTGTTTCACTTGAAACGGAAGGGTTATAAAGTTCCGCATTTGCGATATTTACGAAAATTTCCTCAATCGTCTCACCAAGCGACAAAACACCCTTTTTAAGCCGCTCCCAAGGATTTTCATACATTTTACTTGTTACTGTAACAAGGATAATTCGGTTGATCAGATCCGTTGCGAACGCATTGCGCAAATTGGGACTATCCATAATGATTTTACCGATCGCGCGGATTGAATCCGCATCTTTCGCCGCAAACGGAATATAATTTTTATAGTTTGTTGAGAAACCTTCATTTATAATTCCGTTGATAACATCTTTAGATACATTCGTCAATACATAATTTTTAGGTCTTGTAGGCATATGTTTATTCCTCCGTAAACAAATCTTTTATTTTAATTTCCTTTTCTTCATCTTCAGATTCTTCCTCAAATGAATTATCGTCATTATTATCGCCAAAGAACCGCTCTTTATATCGTTTCTTCAGCGAATTATATTTTTCAGTAACTTCAACCAATTCATCGGAATTATCGGTAAAGGAATCTGTAAAATCCTCAAGAAATGAAATAATACTTTCCTCTTCATTTTCACCGATAATATCTCTCAACGCTTTCAAAAGCTCTTCTTTAGTTCTCTTCATAATTTAATATTCTCCATTCAAAACGGTTACCCCGTTTATTTGCAATTTTACTTTTGCTTGTTTTCCATTCACCGACAGCATTTCATCAAATCCCGCTTGCGATTTCACGCCCCATTTTCCGTCAATCTGTCCAACGTCATATCCGTTTGCGGATAGTGCCCTTTGCATCAACTCAAATTTTTCGCCACGTTGCATTGGATTAGTTACGGTAAAACGAGTTCTTTCAATTTCTGGAAAAACAAGTATTTTGTTCGGTATGCCGTATTCATTCCACCCATCATTAAGCGTTGACATTATAATTCCGTCAACAAACGATTTTGCTTCAATTATAAGCGGAATTCCGCTTGCGTTTTGTCCTACAACAAACCCTACATGATGAATTCTTCCTGCCGAATTGCGTTTGAAAACGCACGCACCCGCCGCAAGTTCACCTTTTTCGTTTATATACTCAAGCGCGGCATCATCTTTAATGCCACACCAATTTGTATAATTTCCCGCCGCATTATTATCCTGCCCAACAAATGCATCAAGCAAACCATTGCAATCATACAAATACGAATTTTCAGTTATCCAATTCTTTGTTTTATTATCATATTCGTTTTTACTATAGGTAGATTGATAATATTTTGTATATGCATAATCAAGCCGCCACTGTGTTGCTTTTTGTCCTATCGTCCCCATCAAATAATGTGCTGGTACGGTGCCAATCTCGCTATCGGTTACACCGCAATAATAAGTACCTGCCAATAGTTTATTCTTAGGCAAACGCTTAAAAAGATATTTTACAAAATCTTCTGCATTTTTCATTCTTTACTCAACCTTTCATAAAGTTTGCTGACAATAAGAGTATTATTATCAATAGTTTTTCTCAATTCATTCACTTCTGTTTTATGTGTGTTCATAATTTCGTTGATAATTTGCTGATTTTCCTTATCTTTTTTGACAATGTAACACGCAAGTGCTATCATTGCCGCAATCGACACACCGTAAGTTGATATAATCTGAATCCATTGTTCCATAAATGTGACTACCCCTTTTTACTATAATTGCAAGGGAACTGTTTAACGTTAGTTTGTAAGACCTATTCAGCGGTTCAGTCGGTTTCACCCGTTACGTTCTGAACTCACAACGTTATTTTAAACATGTTCCCCGCAAATTTATTGTAACACATAGGTTTATTTTTGTCAAGCACGTATTAATTTAAACGCGTTCGAAAACTCATTTTTTATTTTTACGGATTCATACCGAACCGCGCCGACATTATACATGTTTCGCAATGTTTGAAGGCATATTGATTTTCGAACCGCTAATAGCATATTGGGTTGAAGATCCGAGTTTGTCAGCGCATATTTTATTAAACAACTTTCGTCAATATCGCGGGATACAAAAATTAAACCATCTTTATAATCCACCCATATTCCATAATTATTATTCATATATAATATTGTGAAATAATATTTCGCTGTTTGTGTTTTCTTTTGAACAAAATTTTTATTATCCCTCAAAAAATCATTTTCCATATTATATTTACCGTATGCCGTCCCGTTTATGATCGACCCAAAACGAGTTTTCATTGCCGCATTTGTATATTCCTCATTCTTTATTACCTCCACCAATATTTCATTATTAATCCGCTTTATAGTTTTATTTCCGTACGGCGGTACGATATTAAAATAGTCAAAATACGGATTAGAAATTGTGTACGCATTCGACAAAAAGAAAACTACAACATCTCGCAATCTTGCAATTGTTGAATATAATTCTAAAAAGTTTGTTACTTCATCCTGCAAATAGTGATATACACCTTTATCAAGTATAAATTCGTCAAAACATATTTTGCTCACCCTCGGGAACGGAATTGATTTTAAAATTTTACCTGTTGATAATGCTTGCGCCTGCCCTGCATATTCGTCATTGATATAAAACATATTTCCCTTCACTTTAAATGCAACGTTCGGGAACTCTGTTTGTATATCATCAAAAAATGATTTCATCCTTTGCGCTGTCACCTCCGTTTTATAACGGCGAATGTAAATAAACTCATTTTTATTTTTTAAAAAATCTTGTATTGCCCATCGTTTAAAGGCATATGTTTTACCTACACCGCGCATACCAACTATAAAATTAAATAGGCAATTATAACTCAATGCTTTTTGTATTTCATAATACATAATTTTAACCCTTTCTTACTGTAAATTCTGTTTCATCAAGCACAATTCCGCCTGCCGTATGTACAGGCCGCAATTTTCCGCCGTATTTTGCGCCTTCCGTAAAATTTTCAAATGTAACTTGCGAATGTAAATTTGCGGGCATTCCTGCACATGTTACATTTAGTTTACCTTCAATTTCTTCAATATATGTTTTAGCTCTTAAAAATTTGGCTCTTGTAAAACTTGATTCATGTTTCCATGCTCCAAGCTTTACATCATCAATTTCCAATTCTTCTGGAATATCATTTCCTAATAAATGTAATGAATCCGTATCCGCATATAAAAAACGGTGAAATACTTTTTGCGCACTTGAAATTGTTTTGTATCTTGCCCATGCGGTTATAAATGCCGCAATCGGAATGTAAATCGGCTTGCGCTGTTCCCATTCTCCAAATATATATCGTACATTGTCATTCAGCGGATCAATTACAGGATTCTTCGATCGCACGTTTGGATTCATGCCGAATTTGCCGTAAAGCGAATTTAACATTAGTTTTGCAATTGTCCGCAATGGTTTATTACCCTCTATCGTTGCTTGTTCTTTTACAGCATACCATTTATCAATATATGAACGAAACATAATATTAGAACTCTTCCATTTCCAACCGCCAATATATTCTATGTTGTAAATGTCATAATGCGCTTGAAACAATTCCATATCAACGGAAGTTAAACACAATGTAACGTCTTCACCGTTGCTGTCAATTATATATTCAGTTGGATTGAATGCAGTGCTGTTTTTTAGCTGTATTGTCGGAATATAATTTTTCTTTAATTTGAAATTGCATCGTATCATTTGAACATATAAGTCATATAAACTATCTTTTTCATAATTACCATCATAATATATTGGGTCACCGTATGGCAAATTGCAATAATACATAACGGAAGGATATAAGGAATTTACATCTAACACAATACCGTTTCCGACTACCTTGTTAACAAAACGTGGATTTGCAAAAGTAAAACCACCCCTATAACATTGCCGAACGTCAGCATCGTAATTAGGTTCGGGAAACCACCTTGAAAAGCATTTTTTCGTTATAATTTCCTTATAATTTGCCATTGCGTTGCTTGCCGTTGTATTTTTTGTCAAACCCTGCTGAAATAATATTTCAAGTGCTTGAGCCACAATTTGACAGTCATTGCGCAAATAATGTATCTCATCAATTGTCAATTCATGCCCAACTTCACGATCCGCCGTATAGTCAATTTCTTCTTTTTGTATTGGTAAATTAAAGGCCTTTGCAATTTCCGCAACCTTAAACGGCAAAAGCTTTAAAGAATCTAAAAAAGTTATTTTATGATTTTTCTTTTTTAGAATCTTAAAATACGTTGTAATCGAATAAAATATTCCTTTGTCACTTATAAGCGTTTGAAACGTGTTTGGCCGCTTATCTTCATCCACTATATGACACCACCCATTTTTTAATAAATGGTAAATTATAAACTCTCCATCAAATTTTAAATTATGAAAATATATCGTTTCTTGCTGTTTAGATAATTCTTTCATCTTTTCAAAAAACGAAATTATATTATTTCCATAAATAAAGTTTGAAATATTACCTATTTCACATAATCCCCATGCCCACACTCTGCAATCTTCAATGTTTGTTGTTGTTTCGAAATCCGCAACATACATTTTTATAACCTCATGATATTATCATAAATAATTTCCCTTTGACTTTCACGCTCAACGGGATCACGATAAAACAAAATAAACAAATAATCCGAACCTAAACTTGCATTGATGAAATCTTCAATATTAATCGAATGTATTTTGTTTATTATTTCTTTCAATCTCGGATCGTTGCTATCAAATAAATTATTTAACATTGAAATATAATTATTTCTGTATTGCGCATTTTTTCTTTCAAGATAATTCGGTTGAGTTTGTGTTTCAAGTGAGCGCAAGTAAGCCGGCATATCTCGCCCACTGATTTGGTTTATATCCTGTTTCGGTAATAAATTTACATCTCGCATTCTTCCCATTTGTGCAAGATTACCCTTTTCAATTTCACCAACTTTTGCACGCTGTTTTGCCCGCCGTGCGTTTACAATTTCTAATTCCTTTTTTGCTTTTTTATATAACGCATCGGGCAATTCAACCCCCTTATCATTTACTACTGTTTTATATCCACCCTTCATAAATTCTTTGATAATTTGCTTTATATCATCAACATCGGGACTACCTTTCAATTTTGAATACGATAATTTACCAACTTTAAAACCCCGCTTTTCAAACCTTTTTGCTTTTTCGTTATAGACTTTTACCATTTTCATCAATTCAGAATCAACACTCACTTTAGGCTTTGCTGTAAATGCTTGCAATTCCGAAATTATACTTTCAATGCTTGCGCCGCTACTTTTAATCTTTGAAACGTATACTTTTTTCGGAATAGGAATATATTCCGCTGACAATTGCGCCTTCTTTTCAAGTCTCTTTATCTTCGCATTAAAGTTTTTTACCGCTTTTCGCAACAGCTCATCCTGTTTTGTCATTATATCACACCCTTTTTAAAATTTCACGCACTATAAATCATCGGTTATAGTGCGTGAACCATTTTATTGATATATTGTATTCCCTGTTTTAGATATTATTTTGTAACAATATCCAAAGTAAAGATTCTGTTTGCGCCGTTTGTAATCTGTCGAACGCGAACGGGAATACCATCTTCCCATGTGGGCGAACCATACAAACCGAAAATGCGCTTAAGGGAATTATATATTCCATATGATGTGGCGGTATATGTGTGCCCTGCAACATCTATCAGCGTTACGCGCGGCGTTGTACGATTTTCGCCCGTTTTTTCATCAACGATCTCAACAGGTTCGATAATAACATCCCTTACATTAATTTCCTTGCCGATATGATCCGCAATCCGCACTTCAGGCGAATTCAAAGCGTTATACAATTTCGCCTTATCGTCGTTACTTTCAGCAACAAACGAACTGTAAATTGACGCGGTTGCTGTGTTGATACCGTCAATAATTTCATTTTTCTTGTTCACCACCGTAAGAGTTTCATTCATCATAGTTTTTTGCCTTTCTAAGAAAACCATTTATTGTATTTTTTTCGGTTTCCTTGACGCACTGTTTAACAGTACGTTTCGCCCTGCTCCCACAAAGGCATCGTCAGAAGGATTTTTCAAATTACCAAATATGATACAAGTTTATATTGTGTGGATGTCGGGCAGGTTGTATACCATTTATAGCCAACGCCGTATCTTCCACTATATGGAACAATTATACCGAGTCGTTTTCGAGATACGTAGCCGCGGGCCATTGAATTTATTTTGGCATAGTGTAAAGTCGATACATCGACTAACGCTAAAACTAAATAGCATGCGGTATCTTCATACTCCAAAATTTTATATGTTCCAGAGCGTTTATCATTACAAATTGCGTAAAATGTAGCCCATTTCGCATCTACAATTTGACGCGCGATTTCATTTAAATCAACAGGTAATTCCTTTTTGGCAAATATGCGATTTTCAATATCGTCATATTCAATTCGTTCTTTTGTTTCAGCGTTTACAAAATATATCATCATACCACCATTTCCCAACTATTATTTTACTTCAACATAAATAACGAAGTAATTATCATCTTCCGTCATCATTGTTACATTTTCCACAGTGTAATCAGTGCCATTATCAGCGCAAGCACACTCTTTCAAACCGTGATAAAGAACAATTTCATCCGCATACTGCACCGCCATACACCGACATTTAAGAGGTGCATAATTTTGAAGTATTTTTGCATAACATGAGGTAATCTCTTCATGCGGTTTAGCAAAGAGTTGCCACATTTTGACTAATTTCATTTCATTTACCCACCATTTCATTGCTATTCGGTTCGGTTTTCCCTTACCGTGACTATAGTATAGCACATACTGGGCGGCAATGCAATATGTTTGGAAAAATATATAAGGAATGAAGGATAGTATAATACGTTTGTCGAATTGAGTTTTTTCTATTGCGGATTGGAAGAATAGAATATATCTTTAAAATTGTTTGATATATAATTGATTGGTATTAAACTATGGTATTGTTGTGATGTGAATGAGATGAAATATATTTTGAAGATGGGATTGGATATGATTTTTGGGATAATATTATGTTGCGCATGTGTTATGAATTGGTTGCGTTTGAATATATTGTTACGCTGTGAATGTTTTATGAATTGGTTGCGATAGAATATATTGCTGTGGGTAGGTTTGGGGAAGATTGTATATAAAAAAAGGGAGTCCTCCT